ACAAGCCGATCATGAGCAACCCGACGAGAACTAAAGGCACGAGTCCGTCTCGCCGTTTTTCCAAAATCTATACGCATTGTTCATCTCGATCTCCGCCAACGCCTCGTAAGCTGCCGAGTCTAAATCTTTGAACGGACCTGACTTGTAGCCTTCCTTTACAATCCAATAATACCCGTCATCGTCGGATTTGAATGCGTAACCCGCACGGGCTACCTGCAACAATACAGTTACATCAGTCATGATCGTTATCCTCTTGTTTCGGACAGGGAGCGGACCCGTTACCACTCGCCCCCTGCCGATTCGTTTTGTTTAGCGCACTATAGCTGGAAAGTAAAGTCCAGTTTCTCAACTTTGGGTTGGATAAATTTTACACCGTGTTTTAAGAAGCTCTTCTCTAGAGCGAGAAATGCTTCCTTACCCATCACGATTTCCACAAGACGCAGATACGTTTTGCAGAATTCCCAGCCGTGACCCGCTGCGCCATAGTAATGGCGAGCTGTAATGATGTGAGCCAACTCATGAAGAATGACCCACTCACGCCGCGCCCAAACCGGAATCGAAATCGCTCCGCTACCGTGAGCAATGGCGTTCCGACAACCGCGACCGTCCTTGACCCTCGGGAGCCAATTGGTCTTCGGCCACTCCTTTTGAACCCGCTTCATTGAAAAAACTTTCTTCACGAATTTCTCAACGGCCTTGACTTCGCGAAAAGTCGGATCGTCCGTCTTCTTATCGTGATCGAAAGCTTCAACTTCAGCAGTATACACTTTCTTGCGCTGAGAATCTCTCATCGTTCGTTCTCCTATTCGTTTTTCAAACAGCTAAGCCTCAGGTCTCCCCTAAGCATCACCATTATAGCTTACTTTATTAGAAAAGTAAAGTCCGCTTTACTGAATTAATTTTTCGATGATGTCTGCTGCTCGGCGAAGCTCGCTTGCCCAGCGAGTTAAGGTGGCCCTGCCGCCGCTAACGCGATGTAGCGTCAAAGACATGCAAATCTCGCCGCAGACGGAGCCGATTATTTTATGCAGCGCTTCGAGCTGGCTTTGCACATTATGCTCCCCAGTATTTAACGTTGCGAATGAAGTTCGAAAACGCAATAAGTAAATTTTTCTTACCGTAATTCCAAGGTTTTATACCGAGCTCTTTGTTTCTTATCGCTCGATTGCGTAACATCTCTGCGGCGTCAGGGCGTTTTCTTCCTTTGTTACGTCTCCCACAATGCCCCCATGTATCTCTTCGTTCTTTAGGCGTCATCCGCTCTAACGCTTTCAACCTACCAGCCAGTCTTTTGGCCTTATTCTCCGGAGTACTCGATACGTGACCATTTTTACTTAACTGACGCTTACCTTCTTCCGTCGCGCAATAAGCTTTCCTCCGTTTATTTCGATGGTGTCCTCTGGATATATTTTGATTCTTTTCTTTTAATTGTTCTTCTGTCATTTTTGCATAACGTTTTAATTGTGCTTGTGACAAAATTTCTACGGCCTCGGGCTGTTCATAACGTAACCGCTGAGCCTCTGATTGCGCTTGCCGTGCGAGCGCGTATTGCCAACCAGAAACATTTCTGCTCGTCTGATTCCGACCAGCCGACGACATGTGATTAAGCGCATTTAACATTTGAATTCGGGGCAGCCCTGTTGTTAATCTCGTCAAAAGCCAATGTGCTAGAAAATGTTCATCATAAGTTAAGACAGCAACGTTTGATCCGACATCCTTTCCGCCGAGAGATCGTGGGATTATGTGATGGTGCTCGTGTATACGACTGTCGTAACAGCGGTTTGCCGCCCGTTTAATCAAACGATCATAAGTTCGTTGAAGTTCAGCCTTTCGCACTTCGGAAGGCTTAAAAAGAAACTTTACTTTTATGAAATCTGAGTCAATAAAATTCTTAGCCACGCGCCACCTGTAATGGTTCGTTCGGTTAGGGGGCAAAGAGCGATCTCACCCGCTCTTTGTCTCCGTCTAATATAACCTATTTTTTAATTTCCGCAAATACTGTATCAAAGGCTCGACCCCGCATACTATCGGCCCAATTTACGCCGCATTCGCTGTCGCACGTGACGGGAATTGTTAACTTTATGGTATCGCGCATCAATTCCGCGATTCGCTCGACCTGTTGTTGCGAAGCGACGGATATATCTAGCTCATCATGAAGCGTCAGTAACGGGACAATACCCTCCTGCCATATATCTCGCATAGCGCTCTTCATCTGAATTGCTGAGCTCCCCTGCACCAGCGCGTTCATAGCTTTTGACGTCATAGCTCTGCGGATACGCCGGCCATACCAGTCGTCACCCGGCGTCTTAGTTTTACGTAACGCTTCTTCACGACTCACTGGAAGCCCCCGAACGCTCCACTCAGCACATTCCCAAAGATCGAAGTGCCGAAGTGCACCGTTTATTAGGCGTATCTGACCCGTATTGGCTGCGCGTTCTTGACAAGATTTACTCAACTCGGCAATAAACGGCATGCGAGCGTCATACTGTGACATCGCGGCTTTTGCGTCAGCCTCAGTCATTCCCGTCATTTGCGCAAACTTTTTCAGGCCAGCGCCGTAGGCGCGCCCAAAAGTAATTGATTTAGCGTCTTTACGCGGTAAGCCGCTAATTGATGCTGTAAAACTATGGAAATCGGTATTTGGGTCTGAGCGGTAAGCGTCCCCCGCAACATCGGCTTTATTTGCGCCGATTAATTCCGCATAGTGGCACATTAGTTTTATTTCAATTTGACTATAATCGGTGGCACACCAAACTTCGCCCTCTTCCGGAAGAAACACGCCGCGAAATGCTGAAGCGAAGAGACCTTGCTTGGACGGTGCTTGTTGAAGTGGCGGATTAGAATACGAAAATCGATGCGAACGTGTGCCGCCCTCATCGCTTCGATATTGATTTATAGTTGGGTGAATTCTACCATTTTTCGCGAAATCTATGATGTATGATTTAAAAAATTTTTCGCTAGCGTCAGTATATTTTTTCGCAGCGGTGATGAGTTTTGGTAACCAATGCTCATGCTTGCTCATCCAATCAGCTTGAAATGACGCGTTTCCCTTTTCGGTTTTGGGGAACGGTATCCCCTCACGCGTGAACGCATCAATCAACCATTGCGGTGAGCGAATCGCCTCCATCGTTGTAGACTTACCGAGATTACGGCTAATTTCAGCGAGGACTTTGTTACGTTCGTCTTCAAAATATGCTACGGATTCCTCGGCCTTCGCCATATCCACACGTATACCACGTTTTCGCATTTCCGCGATCATCGGAATTAAATCGCACTCAAGCTTATATGCTTCAAGCGTCTTCTCTTGCTCAGCGATCGGATATAAAAGTTTAAATAAATTTAGCGTCGCGCGTGCATCTTGTTCGGCATACGGTGCCGTAAATTTGGCGGGTAAGCGATACATCTCGCCCTTAGCGTCTTTCAGCCCAAACGCAGCAATCGCCTCGCGTAAAAGCACTTCGTCTTTGCCGGGTAAGCCGTAATCTTTACACAACGCATCTAGTCGATATGAATATCTGTTCTCGTCTACTAGTACGGATAGTATCGCAGTATCGTCAATATTCTTCGGCCAGCCGCACTGAAATTGCCAATTTAGCCAAGGTAAATCATACCCACTGTTATGGAATACAAATCGCGTATTTTCCTGAGCGAACAATTCAGTTAGCCAGCCCTTTATCTGCGACGGTTCAAAACATTTTGTGTCGGGGTGACGAACAGGTAAATACACCTGTTTGTCTTCTCCCCAAGCGACACTTATTCCGATCACGAAACCCAACGAGAAAGGCCAACCAGGGCCCAAACCCTGCTCAAGCCCCATATCTCGCGTTTCGATGTCAACCGCTACCAGTGACTCCCCCTTAAGCTCTGGGAGAGCTTTAGGGGGAACCCATTCCGATGTCGGTGTAAATAACGCCAATTGACTCATTGTCCGTTTATCTCTCGTTCTACAAGCGTCGCATATCCGGCGATGTCGCGCCAGTTGTCATCGTAATTTACGTCGCCTGTGCACACTCGCCCAATCTTGAGTGCTATCAGATAAAGCGCTACACGATGTGTTGCCGGCATATGGTCCCAGTTCGGTGACTTACGGATCGTTTCGATCAGCCGCTCGACGATCGCCGCTTGCTCCCCATAATCGCCATACTTTGTTCCGCGCTCGTCTAGCGTATCGTCAACGTTCGTCATTTTAAAACCCCCTCTTCGTAAAGCTTTCTCTGCTTTACATACGAGTGAAATCTCGTATTCAAATACGTGTCTTTGAACTTCGTCGCGTTAATCAACGGTAAAACTCGATCCAAGACGACTTGTATGTATTTATTACCGAGATTTTTCTCATTCCAAGAATACTCAGCAAACTCCACGTATTCCGCGGCTTTCACAAATCTCTTTTCTTCGTCCGTCAATTTAGGTAGCCCCGGGATACCCCAAATCCCTATCATTGTTCGAACCGCCCCCGTTTCGAGTAAATCCATGTTCTCTTTTATGGCCGCGCTGCGGAGCTTAGTCGTATAGGGTAAATCCCCGCAAGCGCCTTCTGCGATATCGTGATAAATGCAATACACAATAACATGCTTCGGTACTTCCGGCCATATCGTGGTAACGATACGCGCTAAATTCCACGAATGCGCAGCGACCGACTGTGGAACTAAATGCGTCTGTGCGTGATATCGTTTCACGTCTCCGGCGCGGCGCGGATCGTGAACAAATGTTTCTTCATCAATCATTTCTTCCCCCGACGCTCGAGCCAATCAACGCAAAACTGACGCCAAGACAAATCGGCAATCTGATCGGCCATAAGCCAACTCTCCGACCGCCGCCCGTCCTTGTGATAATAATACGCAACGCAAGCACGAAACACGACCTGCGATAAGAACGTATTTGCCAACTCGGGTTCATCTGTTTTGCCGGAGGCGTGGAGCTTATCGAGCGCTTCCATCAATCTCCGCAGGTCATTTTCCCACAACAAGACGTTCTCGACGATCTTCAAAAACTTCTTCGGCGGATACACGCTTTTAGTAAGCGCCCCGCGTTTATTCAGCGCCTCCAGATCCTCGATATAGATATGCGCATCATTCGAGCACACCCAATACTTACCAACTGGTATACCGAGATGATCCGCTATCACCCTTTGCAGCATGGAGAACTGCGTAGGGTTATAGCCCATCATCCCATTTATAATGTCGTTGCTGCGGTTCGTAATCAGCATATCCAGATTACCCTTGCGGATGCGGAATATTACTGACGTGTTACACGGGCGGTCCTTGACAACTTTTGTCATATCCGCCGCCTCCCACATCTGAATGACGGCTTGGCGCGTACCGGGGTCAGAGCGGAGTTTATCAATTAACGCTGTTAATTGATCAAACCCAAAATGACTTCGCCACCTCTTCCCGTAGCTACCAATTAAAACGCCATCGTCCGCATAACGTGATCCGAACGTCTTGACGTAGTTATCCATGAACGCTGAATCGTCGCGCCCTGCCAATAGCCAAAACGCCTCTGCCAACGCGAAGAATGGATTCGCGTCCCTCGCCGGATCGCCAACGAAGCATTCCTTGGGGTGCGTGAAATGCACCATCAACGGCGCGTCGAACGTGTTCGCCGGTCCGTTACGCGTATCAATAATATTCGGATTTTCCGTGAGTCGCTTTATTGCGATTCTTAGACCTTCGGCTGGATTTCTGGCTGTAATACAATGCATAGCTATCTTCCCCATGTCCGCAGAGCCACATAAAGTCTGCGTGAGAAATTTCGTTGTTTAGCCACTGAGTTTTTAACTCAGTGTGCTGCTCGTCAGTTAAAAGCGCGTCGGATGGTTTCGAGAGCTTCGTCATATGTTAGTGCTCTTATGTCTACGTTGGCTGCCTTGAGCTTTTCGATTTGCTTTTGCTCATAATTATGACGGTTGCGCGTGTTCGTTTCGTTAAGTTCTTTATCGTTTCCCTTGGCCGCTCGCCGCATGCGGATGTTATCGCAGCACTGGTCGATGGGTGTGGTTAAACTAACGATTAGAACGTCATTAGTTTCCTCAGCAACAGCAACAGCACGCTTGACATCTGACGCCAACAACATTCCCTCAGCGATCACATGCTTCCCATCGGCATGGGCTGCGCGAATCATGCTAAATATCATATCCAGAGTTGGTAAAGTGTCACACCCACCGCATGCGGTGGAGTAATGACCCAACACGTACAAAGACTTTTTGCCAGGCGACATCAGCGTATAGCTCAACGGCTGCTTACGCTTTTCAACAAACTCAGGCTCCTTAGTTTCATAGCCCGACATAATCTCACGCACTAAAGTCGATTTACCCGACCCACTCGTCCCACGAACAAAAACAATAGTCATCTTATTTTCCTCTCACATAGTAAGCGATGTCATAATGCTCTTGGCAATATGACGATCCTTCCTTCTTTGGTTTGCAGCAAAACTTAGCGCCTACCGGAAACCGGCAGTCGTTATTCCCTAAATCGAAAATCGACTCCCAAAGGTTCTTAGGCGCGTCAATCGGCTTGACCTTTCGCGGCTTACGCGGACGGCCCGGTTTTGGCGCGGGGGTTTCTGGTTTACGTGTAAACTCGACTTCCCCCAATTTTCTAAGCCGGAACACACGACCGCAAACCGCGTTGCGCGTTCTTCCCAATCGCTTACCAATTTCCCGCGTGGGGAGTCCTTCAGAGACAAGCTGCTGAAGGAGCTGATCTTCAGTCTCTGTCCAGCTCACGGCAATATGCCTCCTCTGCTTCGTCGCAAGACAAATGAGCGTAGGTTGTGCGCGCGCCGGGTTTAGGCGAGAACGCAACAATCATGTCGCCCTCTTCGATCGGCTTCATGCAATACGGGCACGTCCAATTGTATCCAGCCTTAGACCGAAAGATCGTTCCGGCGTCTTCGCGTAGAGGATAACGCGGAGCACGCTTGCGCTCAGCGATTGGAGGCGCGTTAGGAGAAAGAGCGATAGCCTCTTTCTCCTTCTGCCCCTCGATCTTGTCAAGGATCTTGTAAAGCAGATCTATAATTTCTTCGGCTCGTTCTGCTGTTAGGTTCATGTTAAGCGTTCCCTTTTGACGGCGCGTCTAAAAGTTTATTTGTTTCTTCATCCATAGGGGGTAGCTCATAAGCTAACGCATTCTCCAGCATCTCTGAGAAGATTTCTTCTTGATACTCTTTCTTCCAGTCTTCCTTTATGATCGAAATGAGTGAACCGATAACCATAACGCGATCATCAGGGTCAGGTAACTCCGTAAGAATATCAAGAATATCCCAGTGAGCGTTCCACGGCGCGTATACCCGTTCCTGATTCGCGTAGCTTTCGAGCGTCATCCCCTGTTGAGAGATTTCATCCGTCGCCGCGTATAGGCTATCGAAGTCCTCGAACTCGTAAACGTCTCGCAGCGTGCCGCCTTCGACTTGACGGCCTCCGAATTTCTTCGCGATCTCGCGCCCGTGCCCCTTAGTGTCTTTTACCATCAGTACATAAGTCATCTAAAACTCCCAGTCATGAGTTTCGCCTACGCTCTTTTTAAAAAGTAGCGTGTCGAGTTTCTTTCGGAGAGTCGCCGCGAGGCGCTCGTCCCCCGCCCATTCGGCGTCTGAAAGTTCAACCTTCAAACGCCGAATGAGTTTTTGTATCGCGGTGGGGCTCAAAGCCAACCACACCAATGCTTGCGGGGCTTTCCGTCGGCGTCAATATAAATATAGCCTACGACCGTATCGAAGCCCATAAGACCGACAGCGATTACCTCGCAAACCACGTTTGTAAGATTATCCCATTCGTCGTTAACGGATTGAGCCGGGGTGCGTTTGAATTCTAAAGCCATTGGTTTTCTCCTCGTTTACAACGCCCCGTTTATAGCTTACTTTATCGCTGAAGTAAAGTCCTCTTTTGTG